GCGTTAGTATTAAGTAATATGAGTTATTTACGAGAATTACGTGAGAGTCAGGGCTTGTCTATATATCAGGCAGCCTATAGGGCCGAGATGTGGTATGTGCACTACATGAGCCTTGAGGAAGGATGGATGGCTATGACTAAGGGCTTCGCTAAGAGGCTTGCTAAATATTATAAGATGGATTGGAGGGAGTTATATGCTAACTAATCATCAAATGACAGCGTTGATACTGAGAGCCATGAATAGCATAGAAAATGCGCAAGATCAGCCTAATATGCAGGGATATCATGACTTTCTTATGATGCATACTGATTTAGAGAATGATGATGATGGGCTAGGGCCTCTGTTAGCAGAGCGGCCTGAGCTTGTATATGATAAAAATAAAACTTATGAGATGGTGATATAATGGCTGCGCCTAAGGGTAATCAATATGCTAAAGGACATGGATGCGGTAGGCCTTTAATATTTGATGATGACTTTATTGCAAATGAGGCTGCTGCGTTGCTTGAATGGATTAAGACCACTGATGATTGGTATATAGGAGAATTTTGCTTTAAGCGCGGTTATCACCGAAGAAGAGCCAGTGATTGGGCAATTAAAAATGAAGTCTTTAAGCTTGCTTGGCAAGAAGCGCAGATGTGGCAAGAGAACAAATTCATCAAACATGGGCTTAAAAAAGAGTGGGATCCTAACTTTGTTATGTATCTTATGGCTAGGGTATGTGGTGATGAATTTAAGAAGTCATATGATGCTACAAGTGAAACTGCCTTGAAGGAATTGGCGACAGCTGTTATGAACTATGCAACAGCTAAACCAGAGGGTGAAGGATGGCAGAAGCCAGCAGAGAAGCCGAAGAAAAAGTAATCATACCGTATGGCTATGATCCTAGATGGTATCAGCTTGGCTTGCTTACAGCATTAGATAGAGGATGCAAGCGTGCTATATGGTGTGTACACCGTAGGGCGGGTAAAGACCTTACACTATGGAATTGGATCATCAAAGAGGCATGGGCGAAGCCTCAGATATGCTACTACATATTCCCTACATACTCACAGGCGAAGAAGGTTATTTGGGATGGTATGACCAAAGACGGTAAGCGCTTCATCGACTTCGTACCCCCCCAGATAATCAAACAAAAGAATGGCTCAGAGCTTAAGATACGGCTAACGAACGATAGCTTGATACAGCTCATAGGCTCAGATGACATAGACAAGCTAGTGGGTACCAATCCCAGGATATGCATCTTTAGTGAGTTTGCCTTGCAGAGGCCTGATGCGTGGAGCTTCCTTCGGCCTGTGCTTGCAGAGAATGATGGCATAGCTGTGTTTAATAGCACGCCCAGAGGCAAGAACCATTTCTATGACCTCATTGAGATGGCTAAGGGTAATCCTAATTGGTTTGTTGAGGTGCTTGGTGTCAACGATACTAACGCTATTAGCCAAGAGGCGATAGACAAAGAGGTAGAAGATGGCATGAGCCCTGATATGGTGGCCCAGGAGTTCCATTGCTCATTCGACCTAGGGGTAGAGGGCAGCTACTACGCGAAGTACTTACTAGAGGCGAAAGATGAGGAGCGTATATGTTCCGTGCCATGGGATCGCACTAAGCGTGTGCATACAGCATGGGACCTTGGGTGGAATGACTCTACTTGCATAATTTGGTTTCAGATACATGGTCAAGTAATTAACATCATAGATGCTTATGAGGACAATACTAAGGGCCTCGACTTCTATGCTAAGGTGATACGCGACAAGCCTTATCAATACGATAGACACTTCATTCCTCACGATGGTAATCAGCATGACAAGCAGACTGGACTCACATACACGGCCAAGGCGAGGGAGTTTGGGCTTGCCCTTACTGTGTTGCCACTTAACTCAATTGAGGCCGGCATAGAGACCGTGAGGGGCATGTTTCACCGATGCTCTTTTGACAATAAGAAGTGTGCGCAGCTACTCAAGTGCTTAGAGAACTATCGCAAGGCCTATGATGACAAGAATAGAGTTTACAAAGAGCGGCCTGTCCATGATTGGAGTAGCCATTTTTCAGACTGCCTACGCTACCTTTGCACTGCTGTCAAGAATAATCTGGATACTGGGACCGGCCCCAACGATGACTGGGTTGATGGCATGCTAAATAAGCACCAGCCACGTTTCACTTGACGATAATCAGCTTAAATGTTACACTCAAGCAAACGGAGTAAACATGACAATTGAAGAACGCCTTACTAATATAGAAGCCAAGCTAGCCCTTCACGAAGAATACTTCAACACAATTGAGGCTATCCTCACTAAAATACAAGCTATATACCAAGCACTACAAGAAGGTAAACACTAATGCTCATCACAATCAGACTAGCCATACTCGCCCTCATCCTTACCCTCCTCGCTGTCCAGTGCAGCCATAGCGACCAGCTTGACAACATTGAGGAAAAGGTTGATAAGATATATGATAGCCAATGCCTGTATTGCTCTAGGATTGGCATAGTAGATGTTCAGGATTTATAGGAGACACCATGACCCACGTCAACACAACCCCAATCCCCCCTAGAACACCATCACTCGTGCCCTGCTGGCCTATGCCTAGCACCATCATCACTAACACACCTCCCACTCAATACTTTCCCCAAGGGCCCATAGGACGATGAAAGGCTTCGCATACCTACAACAAGGAAAAGACTACTTGACTAACATATACTTAAAATATCCTGATGACATGCCTGATGACCCCACACTTGATGACCTAGCTGACTACATAGCTAAGCATCGCTTAGAGGAAGGCCCGCTTATCCATGATCATGGCATCCACACTAAGTTATTCCTTCAATTAGTGCAGGACAAGAGACATGCTCGCATGAAGAAGCTTTGGAGTGAAGATGAGCCCTCATGACCTAGAGCTAAAGCGATACAATGAGATCATGATTCGACTTGATCAGATTGAGTCGATATTATTCAAGGTCATGGATCACTCCAGCTATTCCAAGACGCACAAGCTCCTCCAAGATGGCGTTACTCTAGGCTTGGTGTACCTCAAGGATGTCAAGGACAAGCTACGCCGCTACGCAGAGAGGGCACATGACTGAGTGGTACTCACAAGACCCGACAGTTGAAGGCTGGTATCGTGTATGGGAGCTATGCTCAGGCCTAAGCCTAGAGGCCTATTGGGACAATGACCTAAAGCAATGGTGTTTTCCCGCAGGGTGGGAAGAAGATCCAAACTATGGTAATGTAGTAGACAAGTGGTGTGAACTATGACTCCCCAAGAGATTGACGACTCCCTTCGCTCCCACCAAGAGATGATATCTCACATGCTCACCAACCAAGAGCATTTCGCCAAGTTTACGCAGCAAGTACATGAGTCCTGGAGAGAGATAGGCACAGAGCTAGAGCTTATTAAAATAAGACTAAGTACAATAGAGTGTGAGGCTAAGAATGACACCTAATGAGCAAAGAATGTGGCATGACATAGCAGAGGCCATAGAGCCTTACTGCGTGAATGGTGCTGGATTCATAAGAGATTATTATGAAGAGCCTTTATGCGAAGGCTTTACCATTACTGCACCAATAGCCGATCCTAGCCAAATAAAGATCACTTGTTATATGGAAGAGCCTTTACAAAAATATTTTCCAATTGAAGAAGATCTCCGCATATTCTACAAAGATAAGCCAGGAACCTTTGAAGGCATGCCCATAGATGGAGCTGAGCTATGACACTTGAAGATATTTCGATTGACGAGTTATTAAAGCATGCTCAAGCTCTAATCGAGAGAACAGATAAGAATATAAAAAAGTATCTAGAGGAGATTGCACAATATGACAGCCACAGTAAAGACTCCCAAGAATCCCCCCATAGCCCCACTCTGGTTTGAGACTATCCAGCTAGTAGGCCCACCCGTTCCAGGCCCACAGCTGCCTACAGGGAGTAGGGGTACATGAAGGACGAGCTCTATTACGCCTCACCATTCATCCTGTTATTATTATTTGTTTACTTATGGTGGATACTCACATGAAATGTGATCGTTGTGAAGAAGTATTTTATGACATATGGATAATCTGTGACCTGTGTTTATGTGCTAAATGCTATCATGAATTAAAAGAGGCTTTTGCTAAAATATGACAAAGACAAACTACATTCCCCGCCCTCCCCTTCCCTGGAGTAATCCCTACCCTTGGTGGAAGGTGCAAACCGTATTCATTTACCCTCCTATGGTGATCATCTCGCCTAAGGGTGGCTTATGATAGTAATGGGCCTGTCCTGCATAGTGCTAGTAGCTTTAATAATTGGCGCTTTATGCCTTTTATGGTATAACGCAAGTAACGAATAGGTGTTATTATGACTGGACCAATAGGTAAAAGCGTGAATATAAATATATCAGATTCTTGTAACTCCTGCTGCCCATGCTTGCCGAGCTCTAGGCGTAAAAGAGAGGCTACAGAAGCCAATCTGCGTGCTTTGGCAGAGATTAAGGCAAAAGATGAGATTCCATCAACAGATGTCAAGGTAGAAGGCGCAGCTACAGTTATCATGAAGGAAATCAATGAGTGAACTCCTTATCACAATGATAGGCAGCACTATAGGCAGCATGATAGGCATGCTGATAGTTAGTTATATTTGGATAAACGCTAACAAGCGAGATGAATGATGCCTAAGACTGTAACAACCCCAATGATCCCAGCCCCTAACCGTGGCAGTGTGCCGCTACAATTTCCCAACGCCTATGGTGGCCCTGTAAGAATCCCTAAACCAAATCCGAGCACATAATGACTGAATATAAATTAATAGAACATTATTTACCTAATTCTGAAATGCCTATGGATAATTGGTGGTATGGATATTGGATAGAATTTATAGGAACTAAAAAGGAATTTGAGAAACATGAAGCAGAATTGATGCTAAAATGTTATCAGAAGATTATTGAACTAAGCAAAGATAGAGCACTGGGTTTTGTCAGTGTAGAGCAAATTACTAAGAAAGATATGGTTAAAGATGCCTTAAATAACCAAGTATTCAAGGCAACAGTAGGCATCAAATGGCATGAGAAACCTAAACCCAATCCTGCTTCATGAGTAAAAAAGAACGACTAGAAGACCTTGGCAGACTCTATGAAATGCTTAAAGCCATCGTAGATGATGAAATCTTCGAACACACAGAATCCAAACATGGCTATGAATCCTGGGTAAAAGATAACCATGATAAAATAGACTTTTATGATGATGAAGTGCCTATTATTCGTGGACTAGATCACATCTTTTGTAAGATGCGAGGCATGCATGATAAACTTAGCGACTGCCTAGCGATAGCTGGGGGCTTAGATGACGATTAACACAGACTACGCTCAATACAAAGCCCTTGCCGAGCGAGATGCCTATCTAGAAGATGTGTTGAATGGCGTAATTTCAGATGTTAAAACAAATTTATCTACAAATAACCTAGAAGACCTTCAAAAGCAGGACATACATGAAAAATAAGTCTTTGTTAATTATTGGCACATGCCTAGGTCTAGCATCATGCATGCCTTTAGAACGTGAAGAAGTCGTCCATGAATGCGGTGCCACTGCCCCTCCTTATGAGCGTAAGGAAGAATATATCACCTGGCGTGCTGAAAAACACGATGACACAAATCATGTAACAAGCTATAAAAATCACAGGCAATATCCGCCTAGAAAATACAAGAATGACAACAGCCATAAACCCTCAAGAGGCATGTAATGGACAAAAAGATAATGACTGCACAGAAAAAGATAGACGACAAAGTTAAGGGCGTGCAAAAAGTAGAAAAGAAAGAATTTAAAGGCTTGCTTAAGGAAGATAAGAAGCTAGATGCTAGCAGAGATAAGATGTCCAAGCTTTTAAAGATGAAAAAAGGCTGCTAGTGGCTCGGTACAAACCAATCCCATCCAAACAGGAAGAATTCGATGCCTTTTGGGATGATTTGATGACAGAATGTGGCTGTAATGAGCAAGAAAGAGCCGAAATAGTGCGTCAATCTGATGAATTTCAGATAAAATCAGCTCGTTTGAAGGCTATATGCCAACTAGAGGCTAATTCAGGACGGCAAGAGGGCCAGCCACTTGAAGACTTCAAAAAAGCTAAGCTACGCTCATTAGATCTCATAGCACAAACCGTAAATGAACTATCAGAATAATCCCTTCGCAAGAAATTCACTTTCATAATGCAGATTTGTGATAAAAATAGGGATTAGGCATATACTCAAGGAGTGTCGATATGACATGGCAAGAGGTCCTAACACAAATAAGAGGTAAGTTTATGGGTAAAGAACATAAAGATGATTGTAAAGAGCGCAACTGCTGTTGTTGCTACGGCCCTCAGGGGCCCGCAGGTCCTATGGGGCCTCAAGGCATGCAGGGTTTGCAGGGTCCACCTGGACAAGATGGAAAGCCAGGTTCTACAGGGCCGATGGGACCACAGGGTCCTCAAGGTCAAGCTGGTCAAAATGGCCAGAATGGTCACGATGGTAAGGACGGAGAGCAGGGACCACAGGGTCCTCAAGGTCCTCAAGGCAACATGGGTCCTATGGGTCCAGAAGGTCCGCAAGGCCAGCCTGGTAAGGACTGTGACTGCCATCACTGCTGTCCAGCTCCTGAGTTCTGTGCTACATACAGCCTGACAGATCAGCTTATTGCCCCAGGTGCGGCATGTATGCTTGACTTGGCAACAGTGGCTACAGCCGCCTTTGACCTGTCTAGTGCAGCTGCTACAGGAGAAATCAAGGTACTGAAGCATGGCTGGTATGCTCTACAGTGGGGATTTGATGGGGTAATACTACCTCCTATTCCTACTCCAGTCCCTGCATTTAGTCTGTCCATCTACAAAAATGGTGTGCAGCAACCAAGCTCTAGCTCAGGTAGCTTTGCTATTAGTCCAGATGACATCTGCACTAACATTGCTACTACAATAATCATAGAATGCGGAGTAGGCGATCTTATCAAGCTCGTCAACACTTCTACTATGACGTTGAAGGCAACAGCAGTTGTTCTAGGAAGCGCAGTACCTCTTGCTACTGTGAGAGTAAACATGCAACTTCTTAAAGAACTTCCATAATAAATAGGGTTCCGCCCGTCCCTACCAAATAACGGGCATTTTCTTATGCTTAACATTATCATACAACGAATTTATCCCCCTGTGCTACACTAAATTTTTACCCTAGGTGTATCATGGCAAGTCCTATGTCCGATTACTCAGATGATGCTAAACAATTCCTCAAGGAATACAAATCTAAGTCCAAGTCTAGCACTCTGGAGGATCACCAGGACATAGTAAAGGAATTTGGTGAAAACTATGAGCGAGCCTACCAGCAACTTAATACTTACTACGCTGAAGCTTACCGCGATCTTAGTTACTCTTTGGGTAATCAATGGTCACTTGAAGAGATAGCATATTTAAACAATCAAAGACGTTCTAGCTTCACCTACAACATGATACGACGCCTTGTGAACCTAGTAGAGGGCATACAGCGTGATGGGCGACTAGCCACCAAGATCAGCCCTATAGAGGACTCCTCAGAAGACACCGCAACGCTGATGACAGACGTAATGCAATACATAATGACCTCAGGAGCAGGCTATGACAAGCTTTCCCAGGCCTTCAGAGACAGTCTTGTTACGGGCATCTCATGGATATGTCCCTACCTCGATTACCGCGGGGATCCCGTTAACGGAGACGTTAAGTTCAACATTACTAACTGGAATGACAGCATCTGGGACCCGTTTTTCTTTGAAAAAGACATGTCAGATTGCTCTTTCTGGGCACGCAGAAAATATCTGGACCGTACAACTGTTATAAGCCTATTACCAGAGCAAGAAGACCGCATAAATTCCTTGCCTTATGGCAACAGAGATGATAAGTTCACCTACATGTCATTTGCCCGCAACTGGGGTATGCAGAAGCTGCTAAACTATACCGAATACTGGCGTAGAAAGTGGGAAGTTAGAGATGTACTTGTCGATATGGACTCTGGAGAGACTACAGAGTGGAAGGGACCAAAAGACCGCCTACAGTTCATACAAGCTCTACATCCTAATCTCAAAATTATTCGTAAGCCTGTCCGCACTGTGGAGCTGGGCATTATCGTAGAAGGGGAGCTATTATATTATGGAAAAGATCCTTGGGGCTTGGATGATTATCCATGCGTTCCTATTTTCGGTGGTGATTATAGCCCTACTTATGACCTATATACATGGAAGCTCCAAGGCATTGTCCGATATATACGTGATCCTCAAACTGAGCTTAATAAGCGTATTAGCCGTCACGTTGATCTTTTGGATAGCCAGCTCAATAGCGGCTGGATAGCCAAGACTGGTGCAGTAACAAATACATCTTCCCTCTTCAAGTCGGGCAATGGACAGGTGGTGTTCATTCGCCCCGATGCGAACATGGAAGACGTTCAGCGAATCATGCCTCCAGACATCCCTCAAGGGCAAATGCTTCTAACGGAGATGTTCAATGAGATCATTCCGAACATATTGGGTATTAACCCAGAAATGCTTGGCATGCCTGAAAACGAAAAAGTGGAAACGGCTGCTATCCTCGCCAAAATGCGACAGAGCGCGGGACTCATCTCACTCCGTGGCGTATTTGATAACCTTGCTGAAAGTCAAAAGATTTTGGGACAAAAGGTCATGAAGATGATGCAGGTGAATTATTCTCCTGAGAAGATCAAGCTCATCACCAAGAAAGAAGTTACCCCTGAATTCTACTCAAAAACCTTCTCTCGCTATGATGTGACAGTAGAAGAAGGCCTGCTAACCAATACCCAGAAGCAGACTGAGTTCATGCAATTGCTCACCATGAAGCAAATGGGCATGCCTATCCCAGATGCTCTCATAGTGAAGAAATCAGACCTACACTGCCGTGGAGAGCTGAATGAGATTCTAGATGCCCAGGCTAAGCAAGAGCAGGAAGAGATCGCACGTCAGCAAGCTATGCAGGACCAACAGATAGCAGTGACTACACTTGGGATTGAGGCTAAGGCGAAAAACGACCAAGCGCTTGCGATGATGCATATGAGTGAAATAGAACTGAAGAATGCTGAAAACTTAGAACGCCAACAACGTGCTGAAGAAGAATCCTCTGCTAATGTGCTTAATCTTGTAAAAGCTCTTAAAGAGCTTGGACAAATGGACACCGCGCATTTAATGCAGCAAATGCAAGTGTTGAAAGGCTTAAATGAAGTTGATTTGAGTCATCATCAGCGTGAGATAAATCAGCACAATATAGGGCTTCAGCATCGTGAGCTTGACTTGCAACAGCAGCAACAGGGTCATGACCAGATGATGGCTGAACAGCAGATGGCAGCACAATCCGCCCAAGGTGCACCCTCCGGTGGCATGTAGGACATAATACAGCCCAATTTGTTGGCACATTATTTTTATTATCGCCGTCTATATGATGAACTTGTAGGCGGCGATGTATTTTATTACATGAAGTACATTTGTATTCGAAAAGTTTAAGAGCTTCTCGCCTGTATATCTTAAAACCATGCTTAAATGAAGGTGATTTTTCACCTGTGATTGTGCGTTCAAATGCCCATTTACATTGCTGAGAACAGTATTTTGCATCTTCGCGATAGGCTTTTACAGTCTTATCTTTACCACATTGTTTACATTTTATAGTCTGTATATTCCTATGGACTTTACGATATTGAGTTTGGCAATCTTTGCAACAGAATTTTCGAACTCCAGATATGCCATTCTTTGACCATGTTGACTTGCTTTTAGGTAGTGAAAAGGATTTAGAACATTGCAAACAAGTTAAGTCAACTATAATAGCTGTACCAAGGTGGACTTTCTTAGCTGCGTTACCAGCTATTTGTGCGCGACATTCTGCAGAGCATGTAGTGCTTTTATTAGATCGACATTCGGGAACAGAATATTGCTTAGAACATACTGTGCAGATCTTTTTAGTCTGGAAAGATTTATCCCATTCTGAATAGCATTTTCTATCACAGAATAAATTTCCTTTCTTATTTATTTCCTTAGAACACCACTCGCAATTTCTCATGATCTTTCCTTATCTTATTAACTCAAGTATAAGGATATTGCTCTATCTTGTCAATAAAATGGGGACTCCCCCTCCCCTCGGGCTATATTTCGCGCCGTACTTATTGCTTACCTGTAATCAACTAAAACACTATACCCAACACATATTAATCTGCAACTCCTAATTTGTTTTTCTTGTATCTTTTTGTGAGATAGTATTTACTAGTGATTTACATTAACACAGCACAAGGAGCTCATATGCGTAACTATGCCACAGGCGTTCCAAAGCCAGGTCAGCCATCTATGCCTAAACCTAAAGGCGCTCCCGGCGCATCAAGAGGCCGCTAATGAGCTTTAACTTCCTAGACCAAGGGTTTGACCCTTCCGACTCTTATTCACGTAAGCTAGACAGACGTGTAGCTATGGATGAATATCCTTACGGCTATGAAGGCGAAGTGCCTCCTGCTGGCCATAAGAACGGCACAGAAGGGCTTATCAATGATGAATATAAGAATACCCCTCTAAAGCCTCAAAAGCAGCCTTGGAAGGAGATGAAATGAAGCCTACCCCTGGCAAGCTCAATGACCAAAAGCCAAAACCTATGTTAGGTAATGACCCCCACTTACACGGCAAGACGTCCGTTGATAACGCAGGCGGGGCTAATCCCGATTCTGTAAATCCTTCTAAAAAGAAGAAAGGTAAATAACATGGGTATTTTAAAGAAACTTGGAAAAGCTTTGGGTGGCGTAGCAAAAGCAGGCATGACAATTCCTGGTACAGATGTTAATCCTGCTCAAATGCTAGGCGGTTCTTTGGCTTCTGCCTTAGGTGCAGAGAAGAAGCAGCACGAGCAGCATGACAAGGTGAAAGAAATTCACCATCATTATGGTAAAGAGAAAAAAAAAGGTAAATAACATGTTTAAAAATGAAGTAGATAAGCCACAAGTAGCTCCAGCAGGCAAACAGCCTATGAATGATCATTCTATGAATGACTTCAAAAAAGAAGCTTCAGATCAAGCATATGGCCAAGGCGGTAAGTCTGGCTGCATGAAAGATCATGGCAAGATTATGAGTCAGTATTTTTCTGGCGCTTATAAGAATGATGGTGTGTAGATGAGCGAACAGCTCGGTCCTATACGGGACCAGATGGCCTTTGATTGTATGGCAATTGCCGAAGGCATAGCCGAAGATCGCAGCCATGACCCTAAGCCGTTCTACATCATCTACTCTGCTAAGGTTGACCCTGCATTGGCTGGCGCTGATGCCTGGGGTAAGCATGTGGCAGGTGGGATTAGACAGGCTTATAGGCTCTCGTATGACCGTCCTCCGTTCGTTCTAGGTATGCTGGTGTGGTACGTTAATGCACCACTTGGGATCTTCCAGTTTGTTCCTGAGCTCTCAAGTCCACCAGATATCCCAATAGACCCTAGCTTGTTGTCTACGAGGTCCGAAGACTTCTCGTATGCACTAGCTGGAAAAGCTAAAGAGATGAACAAAGTAATGCCGCTAGTGAGTTGACACAATATTGTATCACTATGAAAGTGACACAAATTTGATGCAACTTGCGGGACATAGCAACCATAAAAGGGCGTAACACAAGCCGTCGCCGGGCTATAGGAAACTATGACAATATATGATCAAGACTACATGTCCGAACTGGCCATGCAGCAAGAATACAGCAAGGGCGTAACAGATCCAGCCGCCGTGGATCAGGTAGCTACTCCTCCAGTAGCTGAAGTTCCTACAGAGCAGGTACCACAGGCCGTTGAACCTGTGCAAGCCGAGTCTGACAAGGACTATAACTTCAGGGCCCTACGCGAGGAACTAGCGCAGATTAAAGAAGATCGGGACCGATACCGTGATGATGCAGAAGGATATCGCAGGCAAAATGTGCAGCGTCAACCTGAAGCGCCTCGTAAGCGCGCAATAGATGAGATTAACTCTGATGATCTCGTCACAGGTGCACAGTTCAAGCAAGCGATGGCAGAGCGCGAGGCTGAGTATCAACTCATGCTTGGCGAACTTCAAATCAAATCGCAATATCCCGACTACGACGAGGTAACCGCCAAATATGGCGTCCCTCTAATTGAAAAAGAACCTGATCTCGCTCAAGGATTTTTAAATGCCAACGCTGGAAGCCGAGCTTCATATCTCTACAAAATGGGCAAGATGGCTCAAGAGCAGGATATGTACCGACAGCTTATGGCTAGGCAGGATGTCCCTGAACCTGTAAGAGAAGCCCCGCAGCCGTCGCGAGACGCTCAGAGGATGGTAGAAAACTCTAGGAAACCCGGTACCTTATCCAACGCGGTTGGCGGTTCTGGTAACCTTTCTAAAGCAGACTACTATGCCACTATGTCGGATGGTGACTTTTACAAGATGGTACAGAAGAACCTCGACGAGATCTAAATAAAGAGTAGATCTCATGGCAATTACAACATTAACGCAACTTCCTCCGGAAGTTCGCACCTATTTCGATAGGATGTTGCTGACATTGGCTAGACCTTACTTCATTTACGATCTGTTTGCTCAAAAGCGTCAAATTCCGCTTAATTCAGGCGACCAGATGGTATTTGCAAGATATTCTACGCTAAGTGCAGCAACTATTCCACTAACCGACGGGCAAACGCCTGCGGGAAGCCAGCTTTCGAGGACAGACTTCAAAGCGGCAATTAGTTGGTACGGTGAACAACAAGAGTTACGTCTTGCAGCCTAAGCGCCGTTGTAAAACTTTGGGTAATTAACTGGGAAATCTAAACATGAAAAGTCTGAATGTGATATACTATGCGGGTGGGGATTATGTCACCACTACCGTAAATAGTCACAAAAGGATTAATCATGCAAGACGATCAGAGGCAAGCGCTTCGCTTGGCATATGTAGCAGGGCTTTTTGATGGAGAAGGATCTTTCGTATTTCGAAAGTCTGAGACTCCAAACGTAAAATTACAGACCAAAAGAATAAATCCCATGTATTACGGGACAATTCGAATAGGAATGGTAGAAAAAGAAGCTCTAGAATACATAGCCGAAACCTTACCAGGTGGTAAGATAATGTGCGAAGGCGTTCGAAAAGGTAGAGAACATTATCAAGTAATGTATAGATGGAATATATGCAGAAGACAAACAATAATAGAAACACTGCCAAAGCTTATACCTTATCTTCTTATCAAGAAAAGGCAAGCTCAGATTCTCTTAGAAGTTTTGTCAAACTGGGAAATACCATTCAACAGAAAACTTGGGATCTCTCCTGAAGAACTACAACGCAGGGAACTGGCATGGGTAACCATGAAGCAGTTGAATGCAGTTGGAGCAGCCGCAACGACTAAACCCCGAAGCACTAGTGATAGTGAAGCTATAGTCTGACCTCATGTGAAAGCATGAGAGGGCTCTCCGAAGCGGGAGCCCCGCCACAGAAGTTAAGTCTGACGTGGTTGTAACAGCGGGGACTACGTAACAATTAGTGACCAAGTTCAGTTCGTGGTACAAGACCGCGTCCTAAATGAGGCAACAAAAGTTTTAAGTTTGCAACTCGGCTTGACCATCGACACCCTCATACGCGATATGATGGTTTCGACAGCATCGACGATTGCGTGCACAAAGGGTACTAACGGCAACGCTCCTACTGAAATCACCGATAGTGATATTCAGACAGCGATTGTAGCTCTCCGTCAAGGTAACGCGCGGCTTATGACCAATCCGCTACCTGGTGAGAACAAGTTTGGTACCGCTCCTGTACGTGCGTCTTATTGGGGCTTTATGTCAGTAGACATGCAGAAAGACCTTGAAGCTGTTTCTAGCTTCATCTCTGCTGCTAACTACCCTAACCCAGTTAACGCACTTGAGGCCGAATGGGGCTCAACACGTAACTGCCGCTGGTTGCTTAACACCAATGGCTTTAACAATGGCGCTGCTATCCCTGTGTACTCTTCGTTCCTCTTGGGACAAGAAGCATATGGCGTAGTTCGTTTGGGTGCTAAAGAAGCAGAGTTTATCGTGAAGCCACTAGGCGCTTCTGGTACTGCTGACCCTCTTAACCAAAGAGGCACGGTTGGATACAAGTATCCATTTGCAACAAGAATCTTGAATGATAACTGGATCACCCGTTTGACTTCAACACTTTCAAACCTATAAGGAGGGTATCATGGCTCGAATAGAATATGGTACTTTCATAACTGCAGCTACAGGTGTTCAACAAGTAGTTAATATTGGATTCGTTCCAAATTCAATTACTTTAAAGAACATCACTAAGCTCAGCGTAGGTGCTGCAGCGTCAGGTATTGGCGAAGTCTATACTGACCAACAGTTAGCTTTACTTTCTGGTGGCGCAGAAACTTTAGTGACAACATACACCGCTGGTGCTCCTGTTGTTAGTAGTATAGCTTCGGGTACAGTGGCAGCTGCTGCTGGTGTTGTAGGCTTTGCTACACCTGATGCTCTGCTCTTTGTCCCTAGCGTGACAGTGATGCAGACAAACCTAAGCACCAACCTGATTATTTCCGCAGTAACCGCTATCACCAAGGCAGCTAATGCTAGCATCACAGCTACGCATAACTTCACCACGGCTGATATTGGCACTACTGTGGTTACAATCCATGGTGTGCAGGGTATGACTCAGATTAATAATATCAGCGGCATTGTAACCAGTGTAACTGGTACTACAAGCTTCACTGTGAATATTAACAGTTCTAACTTCTCAACTCATGTGCCAGCAGCTGGTGCGGTTGCGAACGTTATTACTGGCGCCCCTGTGAATTCGATCTACGGCAATCAATCATTGCCTACATCGTCTCAAAACTTGGGTGTTATTGGTGTCATCGTCGGTACTACCGTTATCGGTACTATCGGTGATGTATGGTCATACACAGCCTTATTGGATGAGTAAACCAAACTGGGTGGGGATTAAATGTCCCCTCCCTTTTTATAAGTTATAGCGAAAAGTCGCTATAAGTAGGAATAAGATGCCAAATAGAGGCGCTGGAAACGGCGGAGTAACATTCCCAAGTCCTAACGAATGGCCGATCACTGTCCATGCCATTACAGGCATCACAAGATCGCCCCAGGCGGTCGTTACTTCCCCAAACCATGGCATTACGTTATCACCTACAGAATCGACGCCTAGAGTCGATTTTACACAAGTTAAGGGAATGTCTCAGATCAATGGTCAATCAGCCTTTGTATCCACGGTAAACGATGTCAATACAATCACCGTGGCTCTGAATACTACCCAATATTATCCGTATTTGTCTGGGGGCTTCTTGAATGTTCTTGTAAGTCCGCCACCTATAAACCCGTTAACAAACACTTTTCAAAAGAGGTAATTATGCCAAGAGGACGAAGAATTATGCCTAGAATTAATGATATGCCTAAAGAAGTCATAGAAAAGAACTTTCTCTCACAAGAATCTGATGAAATACCTACAGATGTGAAAGTAGTAGTAGCCAAAGAAATCCCAGCTTATGAACGCGTGCTTTTCCAGAATAACCGAGATCCTGGTTGTACCTTGTATTTCCATTATTGCTCTAAAACGCATCCACTCAAGCACTATACCCTTGCTCATGGCCTGGAGTATGATCTGCCTGTAGAGGTTATTAAGCATCTTGAAGGACAAAATAAATCAGATCCTTACTCTTGTCACTCTAGGATTTATTCCGAGCGCAAGAATTACGAAGGCATGCCTGAGAACTATGTTTCGGGGTATAAACCTTATTTTCAACTCAGAAGTGTTCGAGCTTAAGGAGCATATATGGCGATACCAGTAAGTACTTGGACTCTTGGGGACATTGGCGGGAAGGTACGTAATATTACTGGCTCGCCTGCTCAAGAACAACTTACCGATAATCAGATCTATGATTATATAAATAGATACTATAGTTTCACGATGCCCTTTGAATTAAAAGAGCAAGTAAACCTACAGGCTTACAACTTCACCACGGTTGCTAACACAGATGTTTATGCTGCTTTGGGGACTTTCCAGACAGAGCAGCCCATGGCATACGCCAACGGCTTCCCACTAGTCTTTTACCAAGATAGAGATATCTTTTTCCAAGACTGGCCACAGCAGTACACTCAAGACCAAGTAGGCTCAGGTGGCGTAGCATTGTATACAGGAGCAACACAAGCGTCTCCCATCATCAAGGGCACATACTTCATCACAGATGGAGCGCAGGTAGCCTTTGACAAGAGCGATGGCATTCTCTATCAGACTATAGCAGGAGTGGATACACCAGTTGGTACACTTAACTATCTAACGGGAGCCTTCACCGTAACCTTCAACGCCGTGACGCCTGCTACTGCTATAATCTTTGATAACTATCAAGCTTATCAGCCAGCAAGACCTCAAGGTGTGCTATTCTACAACCAGCAGCTGACTTTTAGACCAATCCCTGACCAGGTGTATCAGATTACCTTGCAGGGCTTCATCACTCAGGTTCAGCTTACCGACGTAGCTCAATCACCTCTATTTAGTGAGTGGGGTGAGCTTATAGCACTAGGAGCATCACTAGATATCCTTCTGGATAGGGGTGATCTGGTAGCCTATAACAACATGTTCCCAATATTTAAGCGTTATGAGAATGTAGCGCTAGGTCGCTATATTCAACAATTTTCTGATGCACAGAGCGTCCCACGTTTTTAAGGATTTATTATGGTGTACACAACAAACATCCCCCTAGCTAACGACCTAATATCAAATAGCCAAGCTCAGATATTAGGTAACTTTCAATTCATGGGCAGCACCACAGGTAATGTGGCAAGTCCAGGATTTTATAGATTTCCAAATGGTCTTATAATCCAGTGGGGCCATATTGCATTCACCACTTCAGGTACAAAAACAGGCACGTTCGCTGTAGCCTTTACAGCAGCATGTTTCAATGTGACATTCTCTGTAGCATATGACTCTTCAGCTACTGCTGTAGTGCCTATTTGCATCGACAGAACGACTACTCCTGCATCTTTAGTTGATGCTAAATTTAGAGTGAATGCATCGCCAGCAGCCCCTGGTGATATTTATTGGATAGCTATAGGTGTATAAATGACAGGTCTTTCTACATATCAGCCATTTCTTATAGGTGAAGGGCAATCTAAGACAGGCCTCTTTCAATATCTTGAGTCTTGGGTAAAACCAGGAGATGCATATGACATTCTTGAAGAAGCTTATGTTTTCAGGGGGTCATTATGGAAGCGTCAAGGTATGGCGAGATATCCATCTACACCAGCTCCTGGAGCCTTAGTTTACTCTAACAGCTCCCAGGTGGGAAATATTACAACAGCAGCATTAACCAGTATAAACTTCGGATCTGCGGGATCAAGCGTAATCCCTGTACTTCCTATAATAGCCTCGTCAGTATCGTTTAGCGCACGAACTAGTGCTGGCGTAGAGAAATGGACTGACAATGGCGTAGGTGTGCTGACAGGAAGCCTTGGTGACACAGGAACAATAAATTACATCAATGGTCAATGGAGCCTTACAACAAGCGGTGGGCGCACATTCAACAACCCTACCCAAATATGGGCGACATACTCTTTTGCCACAAAAGGCCTAACATCTGGTGGCCCTTTTAATAACCCTATAATGGGAATTAAGCTTTTTACCAATGAAGCCAATAATCAACAGATTCTTGTTGTCATGGACACTCGAAGGGCATCCTATCATAATGGTTCTAGTTTTGTAGGAATAAGCGCAGTATCTCAGACTATAGCCAGGGGTGATGGCATCTCTTTAGTAGAGACATTTACCTCACCATTTATACCTATAGCTCCTTTTAGTGTTTCTATTACCGATGGAGTAAATACCATCACGGATTTAGGGAATGGAACGCTCACTACAGCAGGAAATATGGTGGGCCCTAATACCGTAAACTATGCCACAGGTGCAATAAGCCTTACTTTGACCGCTGGAAATCTTCGTACTTATTCCATTACTCTAACAGCGGCTGGTGATTATTTTACTGGTGACAATACCAACTTCTTCAATTCCACAAACTGGAAGCCTACAGATAGCGCTCCAGGCCTACTTTATCTCACAAACAATATTGATCGAGTCACAGTATTTGATGGCACAAGCCTAGGAAGGCCTCCATTTTGTACAACACTTGCCAATTATGACATACTTTTTAATGAAATTAAAACTACACTTGATGTTAAAATCTATAAGAATAGCCTGATTTTTATTAGACCTACCATTGTAGGAAGTTCCATTCCTGAAGCTCAAACCATTCGCTCGAGCATTCCTTCAAATAGACCAAACTTCTCCATAAGTGACTTCGTAGGTGACATTACCGGTCATGGAGCTACTACCCAAGCTCCTACTGGCGACTGGATTATGTCGGCTCAGTTTCTACGTGATGTCATTGTAATCTTCTTCCTAAATAGCGCATGGCTATTTCGCTTTACAGAGTCTGCCTTTGATCCATTTAGATTCACCAAGGTAAACTCTTCTAAATCTTGTCAAGCGCCTTATGGCTCGATAGAATATGACACACAGTGTACCGCTATGGGCAATAAAGGCCTGATATTCTGTGATGGTGTTAACGTCGATCGCTATGATATCAATATCATAGATCAATACTTATCTATAGAGACAAAGGCTTTTGGACAGTGTTTTGGCCAGCGTTTTGACATCCTACAACAGACATGGATGCTTTATCCTCAAGAAGGCGATGCTACTGGAGGTGCCGATCAGCTTACCTCTAGCAGGGCTTTGATTTACAATTTCCTCGAGCAGACATGGGCTGTATATCGTCCTAACCTTGGCAATACAATTGTAGATCCTACAATTAAAAACACACTTTCTTGTTTGGGACTTGGATTTACTACTACAGATGCTACTTGGGCCAGTTTTGCACCTGGCGGAGGGCTACCACAATCTGGTGCTCAATGGAAAAATTGGGATGAGCCTTGGAATAGTTATGTTGACTTAGCTGCGCAGCCTGCTCTATTAGGTGGAGACCAGAACGGTATAGTATTTCAGCTTAACACTACTAACACTGATGATCTTAATCCAATACTCAGTAACATCCTTACAAAGCGATTTAATCCATTTCTGCCAGCACAAAAAGCAGCTTTTGGTTATCTAGATGTTTATTATGAGGTAGCACCTGAAGTGACATTGACGTTCAACTTCTATGCCAATAACTCCTCCGCTGCCCAGCATAGCCAGAATATGCAATTAAAAGGCTCGGGATCAAATAACTTTTTCTGGCAAAGGGTCTATTTAAATGGCCTTATCGGAGAGTTTTTGCAGATAGGCATCACTGATGATGGCTCTTCGACTTGGAAAATCCTAGGTATGATCCTTCATGCTGCCCCAGCAGGCCGTCTAACTCCCGGGAGCTTCCTATGAGCATAGATACCAATAGCTTTCCACAAGTAGAACTTCCATTCCTGCCACCAAATACAATCGTTCCTAATCCAGTGGATGAGACTGATACTTTTATTCAATATTTCACTCGTCTTTATGAAGATATTGCTTTTACGATGAATCAAAAAGACTCTACATTTTTTGCAATAGCCATACGCTTTCTTGTTGTTGATATTCCTAACGTTAATAATTTTGGAGCGTATATTATCTGTGTATCAGGCACAGACTCTACTCAGCCTACAATTACCGCATCACTTGTAAAATCTGATACCACGAGTGCTGGTGTAGCAACTACAATAGGAATACAACCTGGAACAGGAGCATGGGCAGGTTTTAACATTATATTAAGCTCATCGGCAACTAATTTTAGAATCCGCCATGATAGACCTGGCGTAACAGCAAATTTTAACATCAGAATAATCGGAACACAGTGAGGATTTATGGGTAAGACATCAAGTTTAACAGGAACAGGCAAGAAGAATCTAAAGAAAGTCCAGAAAGCTCAGGGTACTTTGGCAGAAATTTCTGTAGAGCAGGCAAAACATGGTGAAAAATACAGAAAGTCTTCTCAGCATGATTTACGACAAATAGCAAAAGGGAAGGGCATCCCTAAATATGAGCATTTAACTCTTCATGGCCAAGAAAAAGATCTTAAAAGAGCTGGTAAAGGCGCTGAAGCATTTTATGCGCCTATCAAAGAACAAGCTATAAAGAATTTTGATCAATACACTATGCCAGAAGTATCGGATAGATATGGTCGAGAATCTGGTGGAGGCTCTAGTGCACTTAACCAGGCTATGGCAGCAGCTAGAGGCAATCTTCAAAGTCAATTGGCCTCAGATTTTGCAGGATATAAGACTAATATGGCACAAAATATGCTGAATCAAAGAGAACAATCCAGACAATTTGGTAATCAATCGCAAATGCAAAACCTTAATGCACGGATGCAGGCTCTTGGAAGCGGTATGGGCCAACAAATACAGCCATCATTTCAACCTATGCAGAGCCAATATCTTCAGAAACAACAGGAAGGTTCAAGTGGTATAGGTGGAAGCCTAATAGCCGGTGGCTTAGGTGCATTAGGAAGTTGGGCAGGAAGTGGAGCGGGTTCCGCAGCTATAGCAGGTATGTTTTCATCACGCGAAGTAAAGGAAAATATCAAGGCCTATGAAAAAGGCTTGGATGTCGTTCGTGAGCTTGATGTCAAGCAATATGACTACACCATCCCTGTAGAAGGGCGCCGAACAGATCGTGTGGGTTTAATAGCCGAAGATGTGCCAGAAGAGATTCAAGCGATGATAGGCACAATCAAAGGCGTCGATGTCTATGGCCTCGTTGCCCTACTGGTAAATTGCGTGAAACAACTAGATGAGAAAGTAAAAATACTTGAAGCAGCATAGGAGCTAAAATGTCACGAGCTACAAATCAGTTAATCGCAGAGGGCTTTAGTAGGGGTTTAAATAACTTTGTCGAAGGCTATACTAAGAGAAAAGCTGCTGAGGCTAATCAAGCAATACTCGATAATCCCGAATCTACACCGGTGCAACGTGCAATGGCGTTGTCGAGCATGGGTTATGACAAAGTTGGTGCTGAAGTGCTTAAATCCAGCAATAAGCAAGCCAATATCATGCAAATCGAATCTGGCCTACAAAATGATCTAGCAATAGCACGTGGTGAAATGCCTCAGGAACAACAGCAAGAAGCACCTCGCGACAGAAGCTGGAGGCCTGATGTATCTGGTCGCACGCCACCTATACGCGAAGTACAACAAGAAAACACAGTACAGCCAGGAGCTGAAGGCACTGGAAGCCCTACACAGCCAGGATTTACTCCAGGATCCCCACAGCAGGCCGCTAGGAACCAAACGGCACTTAATCAACAGGCTCCAGCTGCGCCTCCCTTGCGTCAGCCAGCTCCTATGATGGCTAATGCACCTCAAGGACAACAGCAACAAGCTCCTGATCCATTAAAAGAGGCCGCCGCTTATGATAATGCTGCTAGGAAGGCTATTGAAACCGATCCTCAACTTGCACGGTTTTATGAGAATAAGAGCAATCAGATTAGGAAGGATGTGAGGGCAGATAAAGAAATAGCCGCAGCTAAAGAAATAGTTGCAAATAAAGAAAAAGTTAGAATAGATACATCACATCAAAAGAATTACGACAAAATAATACATGATGCGGAGGATGCGCAAAGTCATTTATTAGCTTCTGAAAAAGCAAGAGATGTCATTACTCAGGGAAAGGTTGGTAATAAAGGTATAGCTGGATTAAAAAGAGCCTTTTTTAAAGGCTCAAAATGGGAAGACTATTTCAAAAATGAAGACCATGCACTTTTAGAAGCTGCGGCTATTGAAGATTATTCCGGTATGAAATCAATGTTTGGTGGGAAAATTTCTGATGCTGATCTGAAAGTGGTGAGTAGCAAAGTGGTATCTCCATATAAATCAGACGAAGCGAACATTGCTATTATAGACTATAGACAATTTCAAGATAGAATGAAAATTGCCAAGGCTGAAATTGCAGATGAAATCATAGCTGAAAATGGTGGTTATAAACCTTCTGATTTTAATAAGCAAATCAGAGATCGTATGGGTGAATTATATGGTCAAGAGGCAGAACAGGTCATTGAAAAAGCTGTAAATGAGGGTAGACCTTCACCTAAGCCTTCACCACAAGATCCTACTATGGACTCTGTATATGGGAAAGTGCCTGAAGGGCAGATTAGGTTAAAAAAGGGCTCAGAGGTAATCACTATACCTGCTGCTTATCTACAAGATGCTTTAGCAGATAAATTTATTCAACTAGGGGGCCCATAATGGCAGACTGGTCACAGTTTAAGAATGAACCAATAGCTGCTGAGGGGGCATCTCAAGCAGAAACAAATACTCCTGCATCCAATGATAAATGGGCTCAATATAGAAATGCTGGACCAAAGGAATCTATAGAGATTCCAGGATTATTTCCTAATGTTAGAGGTATGGCAGCGGTTGGTAAAGGAATTTATGAATCGATTCCTGGTCATAAATATCTTACAGGAGCACTTTCTTCTGTATTTCCTGAAGTTAAAACACAGCCTGGATATGAAACTCATGAAACCGCTGGTAATGTTATAGGAACAGGCGCCACTATTGCCGCGCTTGCTACTCCTATTGGACAAGCGGTCAATGCTGCTACCGGAGGAGCTCCTGGTGCATCTTTGCTAACCTCAGGTCTAACGGGTGGAATTTATAAAATCCTGGAAACGGCTGAAAAAGAAGGCAGAATGCCTACGCAAGAGGAAATAGCTCAAGAAGCTGCAACTTTTATAAGTGTAGATGGAGCAGCTAGGCTAGCGGGAAAAGTATTTAAAGATGTAAAGAATTACTATAAAACTAGGTCAAATATACCAGGAGCTCCTCCCCCCCCACCTCCAAATATGGCTGAGGAAATAATTGGTCCAGGTGCACAAAGCCCATTTACAAGTGGAGAAGCAGGTTTAGAATCAGTAAGACCTCCTCCACCACCGCCTCCTGTACCTGCTCCTCCAGGTACGACCGATCAATCTGCAATATTCCGACAAATGGGACAAAGACAAAGGACAGCTCCTATAACTCTGGGAAGGCAAATAACACCTCAAGAGTCTAGGCAGTTAGGTATACAAAGGCCATCTCATCCTAGGAATCCTACGGTTAGAGAAAGAGTTTTAGGAACTTTCCAACACGAAAGTTACAATCCTACTGTAACAGGCAATGCTACTAGAAATAATTTCATACAACGTAGCGATCTTGCTAGAGAAAATGTTACTGCGCTTTATAATGAAGCAGAAGGTTTAAATGCATCTTTTGAGGATATAAGACCTGATATAATTGACTCATATGTACGTAGAATAGCAGAGATAGATAGATTAGCAGCTCCTTCAACTGTACAAGAAAGCATGAGACGTGAGATGCAACAAATAGTTAATCAATATGCACAGTTTGATAACGCAGGAAATATTATTGCGTACAGACGTGTGCCTAATCAGGATGTTTTAAACCAGGCAAAAGCTTTAAGAAGTCGAATAGATTCGGATTTTATGCATGGTAATGCAGGTAATGAATTTATTCCTGTTATAGAAGATCTTACTAATTCAGCACGAAGAGCGGCAGTAGAAGCACAGGCTCCTGAAGCAATAAATGCATTAGACGAAGCAAATGGAGCTTTTATAGATTGGACAAATACTTATAATAACCCGCTAGTTCGAAAAATCAGAAAAGGAAGCAATCAGACACCTAATAAGACTTTTAATGCTATAACTGACGTAGATAACTTTAATGCTGCTCGCCATATTTTAAATGATACTCCACAAGGTAGAGTTTTATTAGAAAGTTA